TAGAACCTACACCTTGTATTTTTAAACTACCACTACTGTTATCAATAAAACTATCCGTCCCATCATGATAAATTTGTAGGTCATCTCCTGATCCAAAATTAGCTTTTACATTATCATCAAACTTCATTTTATTTGCTGATGAATCAAATTGTATATCTTTCCCAGCATTATCAGGATTATCAAGCCATAGATCTCCTATGATTTTTGTTCCTAATGAAGTTGTCTCAAACTTTTTACTGTTATCGTGATATAACTCTACTGCTCCGTTCTCAATAAACCTTGCTATAAGTTCAATACCACTAGCTGACTCCATACGAGTTTCAGCAGCTAATAAATTAATTCTTCCATTAGTAGATTTAATAAAATTCTGATCACTACTATGAAAAATCTCTAGGTCATTACCTGTTCCAAGCCTAATCTTTTGGTTATCAACTAGGTCTACATTAGTGGCAAGATCCGATCCAACTATCGTTCCATCAAGTATCTTGGCTGACGTTACAGCACCATTATCTATCGTGAAAGTACCACCGCTATTGCTTATTGTTATATCTCCTTTATCACCATCAGAGATTCCTGACCCTATCTCAGTAATAGAATTATCATCTTTTTTCGTAAATAGCTTGCCGTTGTCAGTTCGTAGTGCAACTTCTCCAACAACTAGGTCACTGGCACTTGGATTGCTACCAGAACCTCTTTTTAGTCTAATTTGATTAGACATAAGATTAACCTCCTAATGTCTAGTATGAACCACCATCTATGGTGAAACTTGATGCACTTTCGTCTTTTAAAAATGTAACCAAATCAGACAGAGCAACCTGTTTCATCGTTCCAGCGTCATTAGCTATAAATCTGTCTGCTGATGCAAGTGTTGTTGATGTAGCTGAAGTTGCACCATCTAGTAAATTTAATTCAGTAGTAGTCGATGTTATACCATCAAGAACATTCAACTCTGTCACAGTAGATGTCAAACTTGTAAGTTTGGTGACAGGTAAAGTTCCTGTGATCGAACTTGCAGCCAAGTCAACGGCTATTTCAGTAGATTCAATAACAAGTCCACCATTAGCCTTGAGGTCAACAGAGAGTGTATTACCAGACTTATCTAAACCATCGCCTGGTGTTATTTGACCCGCACCTGAGAACTGAGCAAAAGTAAGATTATTCGTGCCAACAACTGCTGATCCTTTGTTACTGGTGCAGACGAACCCATTGTCAGCATTGACTGTGCCTTGTTCTACGAAGGTGAACATTCCCGCTGCGTCCGCACCAGAAGCTAAATCTGAAGATCTACTAGGAGATGACCCAACAATATAAATACCATTCTGACTTGCTGTTGACTGATCTTTTACTAAAACTCTATCGTTATCGGCTAATGTAATTCCATCTATTGAATCACCACTATTAAGTGCTGTTGAGATTGTTATGTTTCCTGTTGTTGCTACTTTTACAGAATCTTTAACATCAAGTCCTTGAGAAGTGGCTTCTACAAAACCCTTTGTCGCTGCATCTTGTGTATTAACAGGATCAGACAAGTTAGTTATTGTCTGACTATTTAGAGAGACTGAACCAGTTGGGGCAGCCATCTGATCTAGTCTATTTGTTCTAACACCTGTATCAAAATCTGAAATTTTCGTATGCAACAGCGAAGGAACATCATCAGCGACCATCGCCCTAAATGTTGCAGCCCCATTACTTCCATCTGGTGCAGCTAAAAAAGTATTTTGTGTTCTACTTGTAAATAAATCCGCAAAACTACCAGACCCACCGATAGGTTCAATGGTCGTAGCAGAACCTCCCGATCCACCTGCACCAATTCCTATAAAGAGTTTTTTACTACCCTCAGCAAAGGCTAATTCCGCATTTTCTAAAGTAGTTGGTGCAGAATTACCTGTAGATCTTTTGATTCTAATTGTGTTTGTCATAATGAGTTAGTTTCAGAAATTTCCACCATCGACAAGTGTTAGTTTGGTTGTGGTTGCATCTGCTTTAAATGTACCACTAGATGAATCGAAGTACACTAAGGAATCATTCACCTTGTTGGAATCATCTAATGATGTATTTGAACTTGAGAAATTTGCTCCTTGAGTTCCTTGAGTTGCAATCGTTACAACAGTCGAATCACCCTCATTAACAGTTACTTGGTTTTTAGTTGTAGTTATGTTTACTGAGGTCATGAGGTGTAACCTTCACTCATAGTAATGTCTCCTTCTAAATAATACTCTTTTAACCCAGAAGGGCTAGTAAGTAATACATCATATTTTAATTTAGGGATGCCAAATGTTGCGGTTTGTGTATCAGTTAGTGATATATCAATTGTTCCAGTTGATCTATTTGTATATGCAACAGAAAAATCAGCATATTTTGTTGTGCGTGTTTCTTCCCAAACCTGTGCTGCAACAGTAAAACCTGTAAGGTTTATAGCATTATTATTACCATCCTTAAAAATTAATTGAATACTATGATCTGATCTCCTTTGGACAGTCATGTTATATGTACCTGGTTGAATAGCCATTTTATGTATAAGGTGATGTTCCTAGAATACTGCTATCCCATTGTTTTCTCAAGTCGTCAACAGATGTAGCATTTTTTATTTCATCAACATTTGGTGCATCTCTTAGTGCTTTTTTCTTGGCAACAATTTCAGTTGTATCAGCAGAAGTTTCTAAAGCACGTTGAAAATCAATATCTAGTGCCTGTAGTTTTAATTCTCTTGCTGCTCTTATCTTATTTTTATGTAGCTCTTTTGCTACAGACATATCAATAGAAAGTTTAGAGTTCATAATGATGCCCAATAAGCCTCCGCACCTATCCCTGTGCCATCAGGAGAAGAAAAATCTGCTCGCCATGCACTTCTAAAATCACCATCAGGAAGCTCTGTAGCATCAACCACTATATAAGGTTTTCCTTTTGGTACATCTTTTTTACAAACATCTTCAAATGCTAATTCTCCTGATGGGATTAACATATCAACTCCACCTGAGTCGTTTGGATAAAGAATACGTCTAGTTTCTGCCATAGTTTTAATTACATTCTAAGCGAATACTGCAATGTTAACACTACTTTTATCAAGTACTTGACCTGAGTTGTTAGCATTGCATATATGAACTCTTACACTTCCTGTGCCAGCCCCACTTTCATTCTTTAAATACATTGTGCAGTGATTATTTCCAGTAAATCTTTCTAAGTCAATCATCCCACAAGTAGTTGCATTTGATGGTACTGAAGAAGAAAAGTTTGCACTAAATTGACCCTCAGAATGATCTGTTACAGAACTTACATTAAATTGTCCTTTTATTGAGGCATAATTATCACTTGCATTGCCACCTCTATAACTATCAAACTCAACACAAGCTCTAACTAATCTTCCAGCAGAAGTTTCAGAATTTGAACTATTTTTAAAAACAGGTGGTGATGAATTTCTGCTTTTATAGTTACTTGACTCTACGTTGTTAAAAATACCTCTATCAATATTTGCGTCACCTATATTATTAAGATCCGTATTCCCATCTCCGACAATATTACCATTTGCAGTAATGTTTCCTGAGACAGTTAATGATCCAAGAGTTCCAACAGATGTAAGGCTTGAATTGGTTACTCCACTAGCTAATGTGTTTCCAGTTAATGCTGATGCAGCCCCCGAAAAAGTCGATACAGTTGCAAATGATAAAACACCGCTACCATTCGTTTGTAAAAACTGGCCTGAGTTTCCATCATTTGTAGGTAGGGTGAGTGTAAAGTTTGAAGTTATTGTACTTGGAGCTTTTATAGCTGCATAATGAGAACTATTTGCGTCACCAAATCTAACTTCATTCTGTAAACCTAAAAATATTCCATTCTGGTCAAAAGATAATTGTTCTGTACCAGAAGCAGATACACCTATCTGATTAGAACCTTTTCTAAAAAATCCTGTAGTTGTATCACCAAAATGAAGTGATGGGTTAGCAGCCGTTTGATTTGGCAGGCCTAAAATTCCTGTCATCGTCCCACCTGCTCTAGGAAGTAAACCTAAATTTGCAGTATTAACAGACCCAATAGTTGTAAAACCATTATTAGCAGAATTACGAATTTTTAAATTATTATTATCTGCTGTATCAACATAAGGCATAAATGCTTCTGTGTTAGAAGGATCACTACCGCCACTGTTTAATGTTTTTATTGCACTGAATACAGCATTTAAGTCACTACGGACAGAAGCTCCTGACGCATTAGCTATATTGTAATCATTTACTTGAGCCATAAATCAGAAATTAACCACCTTTACCATATCCTACAGCCGAAAAAGTAAAAGATCTATCTACAAAATTAAGACCATTTTTAATACTTACAGTAAAGCCTGTGCCCGATAAGTTTGTGATAGTAAAGAAATCACCTGATTGAGCATTTTGTATAGTAATTCCAACAGAGGGAAGAAAAGCATTTGCTCCTCCTAATGAAGAAGTACCGACAAAAAATGGTGTTCCAAAAGTAACTGTCTTAGCCGAAGTTCCTGATTGTTGTGGGGCAGTGGACGTTCCACTACCTGTCTGATAATTCTGTTCTGTTCTTGATTGAAACTCTGCTGAATATCCTGCCTGTTGTACATTCATGTTTTGTGCAGTATTTGTTGTTTCAAGAATTAATTTAAATTTAAATCTGTGACCTTTAAATGTACCATTTGCAAAATTATTAAATGCACCGAAACTACCTGATGCTGATTGAGATGTCGCTACTTGTATTTGGCAATTCGCTTCATCTGCGGCTGCACCATCAAAATTATTATCTGTAGCAGCATAATCATCCCAAAGAATCCCTGGTGAGCCAGGTATTAAGGTTTCTATATCTTGCCCTACAACAAATCCAACAGATCGAATGACTCTTTTTAAATCAAGAGAAAAGACAGCACCTAAATTTAAAATATCTTTAAAAGCATACTCTCCAGTAGCATTGGTAGTAGGGTTGGTTAGCTGTAAAGCACTTGTTGTGTTATTAAATACTGTATTAGTTTTTGTTCCTTGGAATGGTGGGCTATCTAAATCTTCTCTATCTTGTAAAATAACTTGAGTATCTATAAGATCAGGCAAATCCATAATAATGCTTGCCTCACCACTACTGAAATTTCCTTGGTCGTCTTGGAATTTAAGTATATATTCTCCTTCTAAAGATGGAACAATAACATCTGTGGTATTACCAGCCAATGCAGTAACGAGATCTACAGAATTTTGAAAAGTACCTGTACCATCAGTTAAGTTACTATGCCTTACATAAATTCTTCCACCATGAAGCACATCTGGATCAATAGATTTTTGCCATCTTAATCTTACTAATTTATTTGTTATTGGTTCAATAGATAGATTCTGCACATCATTTGGTCTTGCTGTCTTACCTACAGCATTAAAAGTTAAATCACTTGATGTTGCTGATAATTTCAATGCTGCATTATAAGAAAAAACTCTAAACTCATATTTTCCAACTTCAGTATTTAATAATTCAAAGTCTGGTCTAAATACAACTTCACTTACCCAGTTTGTATTATTAAATCTATATTGAACAAGATATTGACTAACACCTGTAACAGAAACCCAAGATAAAATTAATTTAGTAACAGCAAGAGCATTTATAACAACAATTCTTTCGGATGCTTGTAAGTTTGATGGTGGATCTTTAGGTTGATTAAGTAATGAAATATTCCTTGTAGGTAAACTTATACCTTGTTCAATATTTGCATATTTTCCATTAATATAAGTAAGTGCTGTAATTTCAAAATTTACATCATCTTTTTCTTCAACAGTTATAACTCTAAAAGTTTGTGCTTCTAATGCAGAACTTTCAATAAGCCAAATACTATTTATATTTGGTGTTTGTGATAAAGCCGAACTTAAATTTATAACATTAGAAGAAATACTAGATATATTTTTTGTCTCAAGTGATCCGTCAGGTAATATCACACTACATTTTTTATTAGTACCTGTAAATGTATTAAGATCTTTCACATTATCTACTGTTATAGCGGTAGTTGTAGCAGATTTTATACGGCCACTTCTACGCTCTCCACCTCTTACTGGGTCATTGATAGAGATAACAGAACCTGGCCTGACAATAGCTCCCGCATCTATTGATGTTGTAAAACTTACTACCTCAGTCTCTTGTTGCTCACTGAAAAGTATTGCTTTTCCAAGTCTTGCAGCTTGCCCACGAGAAGTGCAAGCAAATGCTTTTACATCTTTCTTAATTATTCCTAGCTTATTTTGAGCAGACGTATCTTCTACAACCTCATAATCTATTTCTCTACTATCCATATTAAAATAACTCACACTTATGACTGTATTTCTTTGTTTCAAGCTACTACCTGAGTAACTAAATCCACCCTCACCTACGTTTGCCAAGCTGAACAAATAACTTGGATCGGTAGGTCTATCTTGTGAAATAGTGACAGAACCTTCTGACCAAATAGGGAAACATCTCATTACTCCTGCTAATTCATTTATTAAAGTAAATGCTTCTGTTGATCCCTGTATATTTACATTACAACTAAATCTAGCTTCTTGCCCTCCAAATCCATCATCTACTAATTCATTTGCATACCTACTTGCTGCTACAAAACTAAATAAATCTAAATTACTGTCTGTAATATGTGTACCAAATCCATATCTTTCAGTTGTAAGTAGATCAAGCAATATCATTGCGGGGCATGAACACCATACTGCAGCACCCATTGTTCCATTAAATATATAACCATTAGGATATATAATTCTTCCAGTGTCATTATCAATGCTAGGTGTTCCAGAATTAGATGCACCTACGCCTGGTATTCTTACCTTTACACCACGAATACGAAAAGCTCTTTTTGGTATAGAACTAAACTGTTCAGAATCTATTCTTAAGTTCGTATAAGCACTATTAGGATAAGTTTGTTTATCATCAACAATTTCAGTAATACTTGTCCATGTAAAAGCATCAACAAGACTTGATGATGTGCTATCTGCTGTAACTCTTACAACTCTTATATCAACAGGGAAAGAACCTGTAAATGAAACACGATATTCTTTTTGGTACGCATCAGCAGTTCTACCTGTAATAGTGTCATTAATTATGTCTGTAAATCCACCACTATTATATTGAACTTGTATTTTTAAATTAACAGAAGAACCTAACAAATCACCTTTATCTGTGGCTTTTTGTAGTTGTGGAAATGTAATTGTTACTTTAGCAGCATCAACAGCAGTATTTGTTATCTGACGAGTGACAGGAGTAGAGTTTGTCACTGTGATGCCTACGCTAGAAGTTGATTGACTACCTTCTATACCAGGAATATGACTTTGATTTGAAGTTCCAAAACGAGGCGTAAAACCTACATTTTGAAAATTAAAATCTGCTGTTTGTGGATTTGTATTACTAGCACTTGAATTTAATATGGGAGTATCATCTAAAAATATATCTTTTAAAGCTGCTGTATTATAAGAAGAATTACTTTTACTAATATTGTTTTTTGAAGGTGTTGCAAAACCTTCTATCTCTCCTTCAGAGATAAGATCCTGTATTGATGCAAACTGTCTACTATTTAATGTGTCTGGTGCTTTAGTTGGGGGTGGTGGTGTAGGAGGAGCACCTCCTGATCCTTTAATAATTTTTTTCGTCATGCCGATACTTGATGAGTGTCAATACCTGCTGATATTACAACTGAACCAGTAATAATCTCTCCGTAAACAATAGGATGGCTAGTTCCTGCCCTACTAGTATTTTGCACCCCAGAAAAACTAAATGATATTCTAGGGTCTTGTTCATCATTAAAATCTTTTGGCTTTGGTTGTGGAAATAACATATTACTTACACCCATCAATACAAGTCCAACACCTACATTGGCTGCTTTAGCTGCAAGTCCACCTCCAAAGAATCCAAAGCCTTGAGTAGAATTTAATGCAAAACCAGTACCACCAGAAACAATTCCAACACCAATTAAAGCTGCTCCTAATAAAAACTTACCAGTATTACCACCAGAACCAGTTATAACTGGAACAATACTAATATCAGATTGCCCTATAGGATGATGAATTTCATCTTGCGTTATCTCGTAATCATCAACTAAAACTTGATAATAACGATTAGCCATGTGTGCTTCTAGTTTTGGAAAATTACTAACTAAAAATCTTATAGCATCAGCAGTACTATTTATGACTGCATCTAATTCTTTATGTCCGACAAACTCTGCAAGTTCTCCGTAAAGTTTAACTGTTCTGAGCATAGCGATACCTCTTACCAGTGCATTTTAACAACCACTCAGAATATGGCTCTTTACAAGATAGTCTATCTGCTAAATGATGTAAAACCATATCTCCAAGAAAAATAGCTACATGATTTAAAGTTGGGTGCATTATCGACATTAATAAAACATCACCATATTCAAGTTTTTCATCGTGTTTTAATTCTACAAACCCAGTTCTAGTGGCATAACTTTCAAATAATGGATTTTCTAAAAACTCTTGTGGTGTCATGCTTCTTTCATAATCAATAAGCTCAATATTTTTTTCTTGTTTGTACCAATCTCTAACAAGTGACCAACAATCAGTTACACCCCATACCCAAGAGCGACCTAATAAATCTGGAACATAACCTTCTGGAACACATTCACCCCACTCTTCAGTTTTAGGATTAACAATATACCAAGGTAATTTACTATTTTCACAACTAATACGATCAGCTTGACTAGGAATTGGTGGTGTTACTGGATGACTATGAACTACAGCTATAATTTCTCCTGTTCTATCTGCATTTACATAATCTTCTGGATTTAAAATAAAATGTTGATTATTAGTAATTGCCAAATTCTGACAAGGAAAATATTTTTCCTTACCTCTTACATTAAGAAGTAAACCAACAGATTCTTTTGGATCTTGGTCTTTCGCATGAACCAATGCATCATTTCTCCAAGTCATTGAGTAAATGTACCAATAGAAGGAAACAAAGCTCTTGTACATTGTCTTTTTGGCGCACGAACTCCCGCCATGTCAGTTGCCGCTGCCAACTCAAATTCTACTATTTCTCTATTTTCTGATGATTTACGATCAACAATAAATATCTGACGTTTAAATTCTGCTGTTGGATCAGGTGTGCCGAATGGATTACTACCACCACTAAAATTTACTGCATCTATAAATTTTGCCATTGTTCTAATTCTTGTAAAAGTAGAACCTGTAAGATCATTACCTGCTGTAACTTGATTCACACTTACTAATATTGCTGATATAAATCCTGTTGCATTACTAATCGTAACTTTTGGTCGTGGAAGTTGACCACGTTGGTAAGCAAAACCTGTTGCTTGAATAGGAAATCTCAAATATGAATTACCCGCAAAAATTATTTCACCATTTGCATCTAAATTAGTTCCTGAATGAAATCTATAAATAGTATTCGCACCATGTAAAGCAGTATCTAACTGCAACACAAAAAGCTCAATGATTGCTGAAGGATTTATTTTTTGTATCTCACTAAAAACAGGAGCAGTACTCATGGTTCAAAAACTTCTACAAATGTTGCTTGAATTGTTGCTCTAGTTGGGAATTGCATATTTTTACTCCATTTTGGACACTTAAATTGCATAGCACTAGATTCATTTGGTGGAGTGTATGTAAAACTTGCACCATCTTCTGCCCTAGCATCCAAAAAAGTCTCGATTGTATCACTGTCTGTTTCACTAAGATTTTTCCAAGACAAGGTAAAAGTTTTTGGATTTTGATGCAACCCAAAAATTATGCGGTGTTCATATCCATCTTGAAATTTTACAGTCCTAATATTTGGACTTGAACTTTTTCTAACAGGGAAGCTAGGCTCAACATTTGGAAAAGTTGCCATTATGCTAATAATCCTCCAGGTCTTTTTTCTTCTAATAATTGTGATTGTATAGCAGATGCTAATGCTTCGCCAAGAAGCCTACCATTGTTTTCATCTCCCTCTACAGACGAGCCTGACGCATCTACATTTACAACAATATTACCAATTCCACCACCAGTTGCTT